TTAATTTTTTGAAGCAACTCAAAAGAGATGAAGACAAAATAAAGTTTTGCAATCTCAACGAAATAATACTTTTAGAGTATTTTGATGGAGATAACGCACTACCAGACTTGGATAAAATGCTAGACTTCTAATATTTTAAGTGTAAAATACATATAATATGAGTATAGAAGAACATGATTTAAATTCTCCTGAATTTTCTATTCCTGAAAGTTTTTTAGAAAAAATATACGAGTTCACAGGAGATGGTGATCAAAATGGGGGTTTTATGCTGGCATACGTTAATAATGAAGGTAAGCCTATGATTAACTGCAAAATTGGTTCTCAAATCATTGAGATGGGATTGCGTAAAGCTCTTGAGAGATTTTTAGATGACTTGGAGATGGGAGAAAAAGCTACGATGGATGAAGAAGATACGGACAATTAGCTTGACAGCTAATCGAACATCCTCTAGTTTTATTCCGTATGATTCATTCTCTTGACTTAGAACAACATTTATTAGGAGCCTTAATAAAGTACCCCGAAAAATATGCAGAAATTGAAAACTTTATTGATGAATCTGATTTTTACGCTGACGATAACCAAAATCACAAAACTATATTTTTGGCACTGCGTCAATGTATAGATCAAGCAGCGGATGTTGATCACGTTATATTGGCCCAAAGAATTCAATCTTTTAATATTAGTTTCCCACAAGACTTAAATATTAATGATTATATTTATTCTCTGTCTCTCAGGGCAATTTCTCCTAATCAAGTACTTTCAATTGCTCAAGAGTTAAAAAAATATTCTATTCGGCGGACTATTTATCAAGCTGCCCAAGATGTAGCCAAAAAAATCAAAAAGATACCGGCATCTGCAGATTTTGAGGAAATTATTCAAACAGCAGACGAAACATTCAATAATCAAATGAATTTGTTTGATAACGGGCCAGACAAGCCAGTTAACATCTACGATGAATTAGAAGAATTTATAGAAGATCGAGGCAATAACCCTGTTGAGGAATTTGGGCTCACAGGGCCTCATACAAGGCTTCAAGAACTTTATGGCTCTCTACTTAGGCCGGGTAACATAACTGTCGTTGTGGCGCGTTCTGGAGTCGGTAAGACCCGTTTCTGTCTAGATTTCTGCTCTAAAGTTTCCCGCATGCATAATGTCCCAATTTTACATTTTGACAATGGAGAAATGAGTAAAGAGGAAATCATCACCCGACAGGCTTCAGCGCTTACGGGTGTAGGCCATCATTATCTTGAAACTGGCTTATGGAGGCAACTGGGCGACGAGACAGTAAAAAAAGTTAGAGATGCTTTTGAAAAAATACGCAATCAAGAAATTCAACTTTACTACTATAATGTTGGCGGTTATACGGTAGACAAAATGATTGCCACATTGAGAAGATTTTATTACTCTACGGTTGGTCGAGGCAACCCAATGATTTTTTCTTTTGATTACATTAAAACTGCTAACGATTCTCAAAATGGAAAATCTGAGTGGCAGGTAGTTGGCGAAATGGTGGATAAATTTAAAAGAACAATTCAGAAAGAAATTGTTAAAGATGGCGAGCCTATAATCCCTATGATAACTTCTGTTCAGAGCAATCGGTCCGGAGTGGTGAATAATCGTCGAGCGGAAAATATTGTTGATGATGAAAGTATTGTTTCTCTTTCGGATCGTATTACTCAGTTTTGTTCTCATATGTTTATTTTAAGGAAGAAAACTTTAGATGAGGTTGATGAAGAGCCTAACTTCGGCACTCATAAACTCATTAATGTTAAAGCTCGCCATCTTGGTAAAAGCTACAATAGGGCTACGGAGCCTGTACGCATGCCAGATGATTCGCTTAAACAAAATGTCGTTCACCTAAGTATGGATGCTTTTACAGCCACAGAAGTAGGAGATCAATTAGATTTAGCAAATGCGCTTGGAGCGCAAGGAGAACTTGAAGAACATGGAAGACAAGACGACCCAGTACCCGCGTTTAGAGCAGGGTGAGATACAAGAGACTTTAACTGAGCTTGGCTTTAGGTTGAGTGATCGAGGTGCTTATTGGCAAACCTCGGCTATCTGGAGAAACGGAGATAATCCTACCGCTATTCAAATTTATAAAGATTCAGGAGTTTGGCGTGATTTCGTGGAAGATTTAGGCCATCAACCTTTTACTCGTTTAGTCGGAAAGGTTTTAGGTACTAATGATAAAAAGCAAATTCAAAAGTATGTTCGCACAGATAAGCTAGAATTAAATTTTCTGGAAGAAAGGGATAATAGGGTTAAAATTAAAATGGATCAAGTTTATAGTAAAGCCGATCTGAAAAGATTACTTCCTCATCATAAATTTTATTTAGATAAAAAAATATCTTTAGACACTTTAAAAATTTATCAAGGCGGTTATGCAACAGTTGGTAAAATGAATGGTCGTTATACTTTTCCTGTATTTCAAGACAAAGTTCCTGAAAATATTATAGGCTTTACGGGTCGCTCACTGCGCTATACCTAAATGGAAACATATTGGCCAAAGGAGAAATTGGATTTATCCTTTATACTTACCTACCAGTGAAGGCTATATGTTTAGAGATCATGTGGAGAAGAGTCAAGAAGTAATTATTGTAGAGAGTGTGGGAGATAGTTTAGCCTTAACCGAAAATAAAATTTACAATCATCTAGTTACTTTTGGGCTTGGAGTTTCTTCTAAACAGATTTGTGAGCTAGTTGCTCTAAATCCCTCCAATATTATTATTGCTTATAATAATGATAGCGACAAAACTGTAAACGTTGGGCTTGAATCTGCTATAAAAGATTTTATTAAATTAATGGACTTTTTTGATCTATCTAAACTTTCAATTAAGCTTCCAGTAGAAAATGATTTTTCCGATATGCACATGAAAGACACTTTTGACACATGGAAGAGTAAAGAGGTCAAGAAAGATTCTCAAATAAAATTTATATTAAAAACTCTAGAATCCTCACGTGGATTCTCTATTATTTCTAACAAAAAGAAGCTCAAAAGTAAAATTGAGTTTTTGCAAGAGTATTTGGATTACTAATGAGCT